TCTCAATGCAAACGTACTATGGTTAATACTCTTAGCACTTATAAAAGTGGTAACTATGCTAACTTTATAGCTTGTAAAAAATGTTATGGTGTTGGAGCTTCTAAATTAGAGGTTGTAGAGGGCGAAATATTAAATGCATTAGAGTTAAAGCTACAAGAAATAAAAAAAGAATTAAATAGTACAAACTTAGAAGTTGAAAAAAATGAAAGCTTAAATATATTAGAAAAAACTCTGACTAGCTTAAAAAATGAAGAAAAGGAACTTGATAAACAGAAAAATAAATTGCACGATCTACTAGAAAGAGGTGTGTATGACGTAGATACTTTCCTAGAAAGGCAACAAACATTAGCAGGTAAAAAAGAAGAAATACAAACTGCTATAAAAGGTACTGAAAAACTAATAAATACAGAAAGGAATAATAATATAGATTATGAAACTCTAGCTAAAAATATAGAATGTGCTTTAAAGGACTATAAAGAAACTGATAATATAGAGTTGAAAAATAAAGCTTTGAAGAGTGTAATTAAGGAAGTAATTTACTATAAACCTAAAGAAAGACTTGCTCAAATCACTTTGGAAGTGAAATTTAAAATATAACAGGTATCATAGTGCAGATTATTGTTTGTCTGTCCCATGATACATGTAGAATTACCCCATAAAAACATCTTTATTACATTATACAATAAAAGGCTAAGGAAAATAACTTCCCTAGCCTTATTTTACACTATAAATAACATAGCACATAATACACCAATACCAAAGTATGCAATGCGCCCTGCTACTTCTAAGATAATTTTATTCATGCACCTACCTCCTTTTAATCGGAGTATAGGCCTATTATTATACTTTTATACCTATTTTTCTATTAATTGTACATACTTTTTAGATGCGGTTATATAAACTCCTGATTTAAGCTTATACATATGAGTTGAGCATCCAGTATCTGTTATTTCTTCTGCTACTGTATATAATCCTCCTTTAGGAACCGTACCACATACAGATTCAGCTTTAAAATCTGGAGTTTTATGTATATTTAATCCATCTACTAATATCTTTATATATTTAGTAGTAGCAGACTTAGTAGTGGATTCTAGCACAGTATATTTACCTTGTCCATTAGTACAGTTTACAACATCTTTTTCCTTCACTAGGCCATTTAAATAATTATAGCAATCTAATTTAAATTGTTCCCATGCTTTAACATTATTAACAAAATATCTAGGACAAATTTTACCTGTAACATCATAATGTCTTATGAAATCTTTTCTTGGATCTAGTTTATATTTACAAGCTAAATAAGCACCTAATTTAACCATACTTTTATACTCTTCATCTGTATAATGGTCATCCACACCTGTAGTAGCGCATTCTACTCCTATACTATAAGCATTAGCACTATTAGTTGTATATGCTATTTCTGCCTCTGGTACTATGTAATATATTTCTCCTTCAAGCCCCATTACATAATGGGAACTAGCATATATATATTTACCATTTACTTTATACCCATTAGCTACAACGTTAGAAAAATAACTTACTGTATTTTTAGCAGGAACATCATGTTGTCCTGTAAAATGCCATGCTATCTTAGTTGTTTTACTTCTTTTAGTTCCTGGTCTAGAAAATACATTCTTTTTAATAAATTGTTCTATAACTATTGGTTTTTCTATCATAAAATATCAAATCCTTTCTGAAAATATAAAGGCGCTTAAAAAACGACCTCCTAGTTAGCTTTCTAAGCACCTTTCAAAATATTTACCTTATGTTTATACCTATTTTTCTATCAAATTCTTAAAAGCTTGATGTAAGCCCGTAGAAGCCAAACCACTAAATAAACCACCTAATATAACCTCTGGATTAATGCCACCACTTATCCATATGTTTAAAGCACATCCTAAAAGTGCCATAATGCAAGGGATATATTTATTTTCTATAAAACTAAAACTTGTTTTAATCACATATCCTATGCATACACAAATACCAACTACTACTAAAACTAAATAGTTGCCTAATAAATTTAAATCAAACATATTTACCTCCTATTTAAATAAATTATTTTGTATTGCATAAAAGAAAAAACTAACCAATGCTGTTATAATTGCATAAGTTAGTTTGTTTAAATTTATTGATAATTTATCTATGGTGCTACATAAATTATCTAATTTTACTGTCATTTCTGCTTGTCTATTTTCTAATTTGTCTAATCTGTCAGAATGTGCGTTTATCCTTTGTTCATGCGTTTTTACTTTGTCTTCTAGTAGTTCTTCATTCATACTCCTACTACTCCTTTATATATATATTTATTTTCTTCTACAAATTTAACTATATCTCTTTTATTTTTTATTTCTTTTGCTATATATCCTGTTACCTTCGCAGTAGCCATAGATGTACCAGATAGTATTTCATATGAATCATTTAGATATGTACTTTCTACATCTTCACCCATAGCATATAATGTAGCTTTACTCGTAGAAAAATCAGATATATTACCTTTATTATCTATAGAGCCTACGCTAATTCCATATTGTGCTGGATAATCAATTACATTGTTATTTCCTGCTGCACATATTACTGGTATATTTTTATCCTTTGCAAATTGTATAGCTTCCTCCATTTCTTTATCTTCATCTTCGAAAGAAATAGAAATATTAATTATATCTACATTCTTTTCTATAGCATAATATATACCTTCTGTAACATCTTCTATATTGCCTTTGCCATATCTGTCTAATACTTTGACTATCAATAGCTGTGCTTCTGGGATAATACTGTGTATAATTCCTGCTACATGTGTCCCATGCCCAAAATTATCATCTACATTTTGCGAATTACCTTCTGTAGTAAAATTTTTACCATATATAATTTGTTCTCTTAAATCGACATGAGGGAAAATGCCTGAGTCTAATATTGCAATTTTCATATATCAACTCCTTTCTCCAATTAAAAAAGAGTCTCATTTTTTAAGACTCTTTTGGGACGATATATTAAAAACTTATCCTATTAATTTTTTATAATATACTTTAAACATATTACTTAAATATTTTTCTGGATTAGGCATAGGATGTTTTTTCCCTGGTTTTGTTTTTCTCTCATGTTTATTGTAAGTAGAAATTATTCTCTGCCAATCCTTAGGATATATACTTTTAAATTTTTCTTTAAAATTTTCTTCAGTTAAGTCATCTCCTAATAAATCAAATATATGTTTTACTTTTTCTTCTTTTTTTACTACTACAGAATGTGCCATAAAAATACCTCCCTCTATACCATAAATAGTATAGAAAGATGTCAAAATATGCAACAAACTAAGTACGCAATATTTTTAAATTGCGAACTAACTTGCACTTGCAGTTATGATTATGTCACCTGTTACAACTATAGTTATTTTACCATTATTATTATATACCTTACTTGTAACATCTACTCCACCCATAGTGACTCTAACACTATTATTATCTAAAGTATGACCTTCTTCTGCAGTAAGATTTATTGTTATATTAGTTCCTTCTGACATTCGTTTATAAGTTTTACTAGCAGTTACATTTGTAAGATTATAAGTAAATAAATAATTTTTTATATAAGGCACTAATTTTTCTATAAATGGTTTTAATGCACTTGCATATCTATTCCTACCATGTTCTCCTAAATGTACTTGGTCATCACCTAACCCCCCTGTACCTATAGGAGTAGTTGTTATATTTGCACTATGGAATAAATCTAAATAAGGAACGTGCATGGAAGAATGTTCACAACAAGATTTTATTAAATTAACTTTTTCTTCATTTCCTCCACTTACTCCTGGAGGTGGTAGAATTATTCCTAATCCACTGTGAGGGAAATTAGTTCTTATTTGTTGTACTGCCCATTTTATAACTGCACACATAGAACCACTATCGCTTGGGGTATCATCAACAGTTCCTAAATTTGCGTCATTATTAGTTCCCCAACCTAATAATATTACATCATAAGCTATTCCATCTGATATTAATTTATTAATCCTTGCTTTACAATCTCCTACCCCTGTACCAGTCCAATTTGAACCTGCATATCCTAAGTTATGCATATCCATATTAAGATATTTATTAGCTTGTGTGAAAAATCCATAATCATTTGAGCCACTACCACCAGCATATTGCATTAAGCTATCTCCGAAAGCCAATAAAGTTTTACCGGCTGTTGGAGATACATAAGGTAATAAAATATCCTTTATAGTTTCTCCAAAATAAGGGACTGATAATACATTTTTTATAAAGTATTCTTTGTAATCGTCTTTTAGTTCAAACCATTTTGTTGCAAATTCTTTGTATGTGTTTTGTTCACCTTTATATCTCGTAACCATTATTTTTTTATCTGTGAAATAAGAAAGTAGATATACTATTCTAGCATAATATACATTTTCTTGATTTATAGTCACCTCTGTTTGATTTAATGTTCCAGTTGAATTTGTTGCACCTCCAATTTTTGATAAGAAGTTTTTGTATTTGTCGTAAAAATAAATAAAATTAAATCCCTTGTTAGTATATAAAGTTTCACCATTATTAACCATGAAATAATTTGAATAATATAATTTCATTGCTGAATTCTCACATTCCATATAATTATCACAATCTACTAAATTCAAGTCATCAGAAAAACAGAAATTTGTCATTGTAGGTGTTATTGTATTATTGTTTATATTGTTAGTTGTTACTTTATAATCTTTATTTAATGTATCTCTTAAACTTTCGCCTTCTGCTGTTAAATAAGTCTCCACTGTATCATATGGTACATAATCTCTTATTTTATCTTTGCAAAAGATTACTCTATCTTTATTTGCAGTAAGATACGAAAATCTTATATATTTTGCATTTTCAACCGTTAAGGTAGTATTTCTTATATTATCTCCGTTGTCATTATTTTTTACAAAAGTAAACTCTCCACCAATTACAAATTTCTTAGAATTATCATACAAACAATATTGAATGGAACGTGTATCAGCTCCTATTACATAATATAATGTATTTAATTCAATCTCTATGTAATCGCTTAAATCGTAATCTGCATTATCTCCGATATAATTAAATTTGTTAATTTTTTTACCACTTGTAGATGTGTTTATATTTAATAAATTTATTCTTTGTTGTCCTATTGCCGAAAGTTTTATATTACCTATATTTCCATCTTCTATTGTTAACGCACTTAAAGTACCATCATCAATTTTGCTTTGAATTATAGTTGTTAATTGTTCATCTGTAACAGTAGCAGTAGGAATTTCAACACTTGCTATTTGAGTACCATCATTCATAAGTTTAAGTGTTTGCCCACTCATACTCATTGTTATTTTGGATAAGTCCACATCACTTCCACCTATTTCAATACCAGTTCCCATAAGTGTTCCATCTTGTTTTTTGATATAAACTTTTCCATCTGTATGTTTTGTAAGAGATAAGTTCGCAATATCTTTACATTGCGTACTAACGTCACTTATACCTTCTTCCATTCTATTAAGTTCTGCTGTTGTAATTTTCTCTTTTGATATCCATGTTTTCTTATTATATGTTCCATCACTATTTGTAGCACTAATTGGCTCGGCGTATGTTACAACTGCCATATCTGTAAGAGCTTGATCTACTATATTTGTATCTTCACCTGCCTTTTCAAACAGAGGCCTTTGGATATGTATACAATTTTCTACTGGAGGTAATGTTATTACAGATGTTTTGTTTTCATCAAATAATCGTATTTGAATACTATAGTCGCCTAATTCTGTATCCTCATCTATTAATTCTTTTTTTATTAGCAAAACTACAGCTCCATCTTTCGTTTCTTGCTCTTCAAAATCAATTTCAATATCGCCTTTTTTGAATTTCACCTGAGCATAACTTGCTTTGTTATTTGCAATTATGTTATCAATTGCTGTGTTTTTAGTATATCTGTATTTATTATTCACTATCGTAAATAATATCTGTATATTCATGTCGTTTTTGTACAGATATACATCTTCATCTACGCTAGCATTTCCTTTGTCTATAGTAATAGTACAATCTTTACTTATCATTTTATCGCCTCTCTTTTCTCTTTTATTGTATAGTTGCA